TCAAGTAGCCTCCGTTGGTTTTTTGATTGTTAGAACCAAGGCGTCATCTTTGATTCTTAATTCTAGTTGCTTGTTAAGAAAAGGTTCAAGTTCTGCATTGCAGTTACACGGCAACGCAATTACGTGTTGAGTGTACCTGTAGATTTTGTCCATATACTTTTTTGGGATAGTTCTTGTTTGAATCTTAACCATAGGTGTCCTCTCCGTTTTTTAAAGCGTGGAGTTTATTCTCCAGCTGCAGTATTTTCACTTGCTGAGCAAGCAGTATGCTCATTATCATAGGCTCAAAGATTATCGGGTTGATTGCATTGCTGCCTTCTGAAGCGTAGCTCCTGCACATATCCATAAGTTCGTCAAAGGCTTCCCTGTCAGACCTACGCAGAGCCCTTGCAAAGCCGCTCCACCGATTAATCTCGCCTTCCAGCGTTAATCTAAAAGATTCAAAAGTCTTACCCATAACAAGCTAAACCTCCACCCAAACAAACTACTTTCCTTATCAAGGCTAATGCCTCAGAGATAAGCCTTAGCTCGAATTGCATTTAAAGGATAAGCTAAGACTAATCGGGCGAGGAGTGGGGGGTTGAGTGAAAATGAAACTATCGACGAATTTATAATCACATAATAATATTTAGTAGTAATGCGGTGTTTAGAACCTGAAGACAATACGAGTTAATGACGATATTCACCAACAACTTACCTGTATGCTAGGTGAGTTAATCGCTAAAACAGGTAAGCCTCAGACCTTTAATGATGTTATCAAAGACTTAATCAAAAGAACGAAGACTAACGAAAGCACTTAAGAATCTTGTCCTTTTGACTTTACTGCGAGTTTTCATTTCAATACAGGGATTTTTTAGAAAAGAGATTAGTTACCTTCCTGTTTTCCGAGTTCAACAATCATTTGAGCTGCTTTAATACGGGAAGCATAGTTACTTGCTCGTTTAATCCATCCCTCTTTCCAACCCTTATTATGCTGAAGGCTCCAATCAGCTAAAACCCCGCTAAACAATTTAGTCATGGATTCAAGTTCTTTTGCTGCTTGGTGGTTCATTCCTGGAAGAAGTTTTTGTTGAACTTCTTCGACAAGTTTTTTACTATACTTTTAGTGTAGATATGGTAGTCTTCGTCGTTGAGATATTTGAGGGAATGGAGACCTTCCACCAACGCAAGTAAACCAGCATAAGATTGTCCGAGTTCACGATCTGCCTGGAGTTTGATAAGGGCCATTTTTAATTTTGCGTTTAGCATCAAGGGAAGATAGTGGTCGTTAGAACGCAATTTAATCCTCCAACTTACCATTTATACTTACGTCATTACTTTTACATTCAGACGTACCTATGTACTTACTATCGCTACTTTTTACTACTATCATCAAGATGATGTCCTCCAAAATAGATACACTTTTGTTTGAGATAACATTGCCAAAATTTTTATCAGTCTGCTGAGCTTTAGACTGTCTGCGGTTTGAACGTATTTTATGTAATCCGATGTTTTTCCATAGGGGTTATGTTTGTTGCCTGCTACTTCTTTTTTGAATCGTGGATGTTTATTTGCTGTAAATGCGCTTTTGAGTTCCAACATTTGTTCCTCTGTCATGATCTCGAGTTTTGATTCTACATAGCGCTGACTACAAAGAAGCTGCAAATTGAACCCCAATCGTAGAAGTGTCTGCATTAAGGCTTTGACACTTTCAACTGACTGCTGTTCAGCCACTTTCTGCATACCTGATTTTTCGGCAAAAGGTGAGTATTTAGCCATTACAGCGATCAACTCAACGTATGAAGTCCCAACTTGCGGTAGCGTGTCATGAATTAATTTCTCCCCAAGACCTATTGTTCGATATTTCGGGTGGATTACTATGCGGTTGATTGTGCTTAGTTTTTTGTTCATTTCTTGGATGCTCATTCTTGGCAAAACGAGGCGTCTTCCGTAGCAGGCTGGAGGTGGGTATGTATATACAATAACGCCACAAACTTCATCATCTCTTACCATTTTGAATATTTTTCGGACAACTGACGTGCCATGGCCTCTATAGTGGAAAGCACTTAGTTTTTGCCAGTCTTCTTTTGTTCCCGGTTTTATTTTCATTTCTTTGGTTAAGCTGCATTCCTTTGCTAGTATATTTTGATAGTAGTCAATTTTAATTTCTTCACCAAACCGTTTGCGGATAACTACACTTGGTTTTAGGTCTTCTTGTAGGTCGCTGTGCGTGGTGGCTGCTATTACTGCTTTGCCTTGTTGGCGGGCGATTTTCTGCAGGTTGTAAGCAATAATCTTAGCGGTATCCCGATCAAGCATTGCTGCGAACTCATCCATTAGCCACCATTGTTTGCCAGATTCGATGAGTTTGGCGATTCTGTAGCGGTATTTTTGTCCATCGCTGAGTTGGCTGTAAGAGCGCAAAAAGAGCAAGGCATCGTTTAAGCCTACTTTGCTTAGGAGTTCTAAGCCTTGCTCAACTGTGGCGCCAACAGTTTCAATTAAGGGCTTTTCTGGGTCCACCGCGACTTCTGAGAGATCTATGGCTTCTTGCCCAAGATCAGCCCTGATCGCTCGGAGCAGGATACTCTTGCCGCTGCCGCTATCCCCCGTGATGTACACAACGTCTTTGGGTCCGATCTTTAGCTCGGCGTCTAAGACCTTGAATTTCTGTGCTTCATCGATTCCCAAACCAAAGGCTTCTGCCACAACAAGACTTCTTGGGGTTGGTTTGGTGTGAGTTTCATAGGTTATGTTGAAGGTGAATTTGCCTTCTCTTCGGTCATAGACTCTACGGAATTGCCTTATTCGGAAGTCTTTTCGTCTCCTCATTGCCGGTCACCTTGGAATAACTGCTAGGAATGGTTCAGGTTCCATCTGTACAGTAGCAAAAATAGCAAGGGCTATGCTCCAAAAAACGTCATCATGAGTGCCATTTGGATGCGAATAGCCTATTGCGCCATCCTTGCGTAAGTCATAGCGCTCGATATTCAGTTCACTACAGATATCGCCCCGGTAAGGTCGCTCCCAATTCAAAAGTGGATAATAGAATTTACTGGTGGTCATTCTTTGTTTGAGCAAACTTGCCATTTCGCTTTTTCTGGGTACGCTAAAATTGACGCCCTCAACATTCTCTACCCCTGCCGCTTGCATGTCTGCGATGATGCTTGGCCCTTCCCGAGTAAAATCAACCCTGATTTTTTGGAAGCCTCCCCATCTATCCTGTAAAGCTTTCAGGTAACCCATAACTTGGGTATACAGGGTTGGCTGCTGGAAAATCTTCAGATGCCGAAGGAACAGTTTATCGTTTAGGCGCTCAACTACTGAGAGAACACAGTAATCTCTGGTCTGGGCCAAGTCGAGTCCAGCAAAGAATTCTCCTTCATAGACATATTCAGGATTATATTCTTGAAGATCTTGGCCGCAATTCTTCACTGTTCCGACGCAGGCAACGATTAAGCTTTGAGGTAACCAGACGTCTTCGTCTTCTGCCCATTCTGCCTCCATTTCACGACGCCAACGGGCTGGGTCGTCGCCGAATTGGCGCTTAATCTTCTCAATGATCGCAGGCTTAAGCGGTCCATGTGGTTCAAGCGCCTTATCCCATGTGAAATGATGTTCGGCAAAGTCTTCGAAGTCCTTGTGGTTGCACATTTTCCAAAACATCGAATCTGTATTAAAAGGCGTACTAGTCGCAACCAACTTGCCGTTTGTTGTTCCCAACGTGAACAAAATGGCATCATAGAGGTCCTCGTCATTGGGAGTGAAGTTCGCCTCCTCCCACCAGATAATTTGGAACGTTGGACCTCTGATAGTTTCAGGGTTGTTTGGGAAAGCCTCAATCACACTATCGTTCGGTAAAGATATTCGAGTCTTCTGCACATGCAGCCCTTGCTTTGGAAGCTTTCGACAGAATGCGCCCATGCGTCTAATGTTTAGCTTTGTTTGTCTCCAACTCGGACCTACGATAGCGATGTAGCTGTTTGGATGCTCCCATGCATATTTGAGAAGTAATGCTGAAACTGTGAAGCTCTTGCCAGTCTGTCTAGGCCATCGTATGGCTAAGAATTGGTTCCTTTCAAAAAGGTCCGCCACTTCGAGCTGATAAGGATAAGGCGAAAAACCAAGTGCCTCTTTAAAGAAACGTTTTGTATCCTTTTTCATATTGTCAAATTCAAGTTCCCTTGCATGCTTGACAGTCGTGAAATTCTGGAATATTTCAAACCATTCAGAGAATAACTTATTGGGGCGCATTGTTCTTGGGCTTTTTCGATAACTCCTCAATTTCCTTTTTCATCTCCAGCATTTGAGCTTCAATGCCACGGTAATTTGCATAGTCAAGAAGTAGTTCCTTGTAGATCTTGATGCCTGAAATGATACTGCGCAGCCGCAGGACTTCACTTTTTTCTATGCCCGGCTTCTCCAACGCTTTGAGCGCTAGGCACATTGCCTTCAGTGCCTCTTCCATGCTTGGCATATCCTGAGGCATCTCAAAATCAGTAAAACGGTATCCAGAAGTAGGTGCTTGTGGTTCTACTGTGAGCCCTAGTTTTATTAGCTTTTGGCGGATAGCTTCTTCGGTATACTTGCCTTCGAAGCTGAATGCTAATACCCTCAGGTCTGTTGTTCCTGACGTGAACCATGTCTTAAGGTTCTTCTCGTCATCTACTGGCCATGGATTACCTTTCGTCATGCTTTTTGCCCCACAAACAACCCAATGACTGTACCGCTTAACCCCGTGATGGAAGCAAAAATCTCCGCGTTCCACGTATGCAAAATCGCCAAATGCGCCAACTCAAGAACCGACATAAATGCGGTCATGCAAATGGCAAATTTTACACCCAACAATAGATTAGCGTTAGGTTCTTCAATGACAAGACGCCCCCTATCAAAGCGCCTCCTCGTCAAAGCCCGTTTAATAATGTCTGCCATCTATGCTCAACCTCCGTTGTGCAAGCGCTCTACAAAAGGTCCTCGGGCGATTCAGCGAACGATGTCCACCCATCATAAAACTGTTAACAAGTCTGATAGCCGATTCAGCTGGAACATGCTCTTTGATTAAAACTGTCACCCCAAGCGCCCAACCGGCAGGTATGGCGGTGTAGTCTAAATCGAACATGCCGTCGGCATAGCGGAAACTGTTCTGTGCAATCACAATATGCTTAACACGGTCGCCGATCAGTCCAACGAATATCCCCCAGCTTTTAACTGGGACGTCGATGGTCATGCCGCTGCCGCTACTTTTACCGACCGACGCGTCGTACCAGTCAACAGCGATTAAATCGCCCGGTTGGATGTTTTCAAAGAGTTTCAGTATTTGCTTACTCATTTTTTGGTCACCTTTACCGTCTTGCCTTATAGTTGCTCAGGGCATCAGTTCTGGCTCGTAGGGCGTATATCCAGTCGGCCATCAACTGCTTCTGATAGCCCAAATTAAGCGCAACAGTCAACGTGTTAGTTTCTGCCAGACAGTGATAATCCACACTTTTGACAAGAAAACCAACCGAAGAGATGCTTTCATTTGGCAACGTAACCGATATCATGTCGCCAGGTAAAATCGGCGAAGAACCATAATCCAGAACCGTACTTTTTACGACCAGCGAGGTTTTGGCCTGTTTCTTGTAGGATAGTATGGATTTGGCTCTGAGCATGCATTCGTTGTCGCTGTAGAGGTCCTCTACTATGTCGACGTATTGGCGTTCGCCATAGCGGGCTATGCTTGCGGCGTCGGTTTGCATGTTGCTGTACCTTGCTCCTGTGAAGTAGAGTTGGCCATGCCACACTTGACCGCTCACGCCCGGAGTAACCAGATAAGCCGTAACGGTTACGGTGCGGATGTTCTCCCAGTCAAAATCAGCGGGTGCCGCCCACTCCGAAGCATGATTCACGCCTACGTCTAACTGGTAGGTTGACCAGTCGTTGCTTGCGGATATGCTGTTGACATTTGAGAGGTTTCGCCCGCAGACTCTTGATGATGAATCATGCAGAATTACCAAAAACCCGTCGGATTTGACGAGGTCGTCTCGCAACAGTGCCAAGAACAGCTTGGGGTATATGTTGCCGTTTACAGTTGCCGTGAAATAGAAGATGGATACGGCGCTGTAGGCGGCGCCCGTAGTGTTTTTGACGCTTGAGCCCACAGAATTGTACACTCTGGTGGCGTCTAGGGAGAGGGTGCCGCCGTATCCTGTCCAGTAACCGCTGGCGGGACTGAGGCTTTCGACTGTTTCCTCCACGTTTACGGGTATGCTTTTGGTTGCAGCGCCATAAATGGTAACTTTGTTTCTTACTGAGAGAATATCCGATTCGGTTTCTGCCTCTTCAATGCGCTCATTGAGGCTAATGGAGTTTGTTTTAGCGCCTCGATGAAAAAATTCAAAACAGCCATCCGGTGCCACCCTAAAATCGAATCCGATAGCGCCTGCTTTGTTGCAATCCTTGGCGATTTGTTTGAGGATTTCCCAAGCCTGCTTATTCTCAAAATCCAAACGGGTAAACGTGGTATCCGTGTCTTCAACCAGTTCAATGGTGCCTCGTACATGCGGAAGCCCCGAATGGTAATCAAGAAGATGCTTAACGATTTCCTCGCCCTTCATGTTGGCGTAGCCTTCGGTGACGTATTCTCGGAATAACCGCTCACCCCAGTCACGACCAGAGACCGTGACATAATGCTCGGTGGCGTTTGATTGGAATTTCATGTTCTCGTTTCTTGTGGTGATAAGCTGAGGACAATTTGCGCCCCGACCCATCATAATGTACCCGTCCTCGCCCAAGGCGATCGGCGAGCCGCTGGGGCTGTATTTGCCGTCCCAGTTCTGGAGCCGATAGGCAAAACTGCTGACTTCCTCAGTCCCGCCCAAATGCACTGTCAATTCCAAAATATCAGCCTGATCGATTGGACCGCCTGTTATGCCAGAATAGAGGGTGATAGATGGAGAGGCGGGTTCGCTCAAGTGTCCTCGACTCCTTGACGATAGATCGCCATGTCGCCCGACCGTACTATACCCCGTGTGGCAGTGGTAGTTTGGCTGGCTGTGGAGTTAAAGTTCTGCATGCTAGCCGTCGCGGTATTCATGCTGTTGGCGAAGCTGTACATTGCAACGGCGGCAGCCGCAATAACCGCTAACCCCACCCCCGTGAGGGCTAGGAAGGTGCCGTAGCTGATGTTGAGCGCGTTCTGTGCGGCTGTGGCAACCCAACAGGCGGCGGAATACACTTTTTGGGCAACTGCGACGCCCATACTCGTAGTCATAAATGTCCCCATGACTGAGACAACCATCATGGCACTGTTGAACACCTTAGCTTGGGCATCGTTTAACAATCCAAATTGGTTGGCGATGTAGCCAATAGCCATGCCTGAAGCGCCGATACCAGCGATGGCAGCGCCCAAACTCTTAATCCGAGCACTCAAGGCTTCAGCGTCAGTTTGAATCCTGCCAAACTCGGTGCTTGCATGATTGACTGCCCGGATTGTTACGGCTATTTCTCTGAATCCGCCGCCATAACTCATAAACCCGCCTCCGCTCTATCTTGCTCAATGGCAACTGTGACTACGGTTTCCAGTTGGGGAAGGTACGCTTGGATTGCTGGGTAGAGGTATGGATGCGCCTGCATGTATTTGGTGCCTAACTCAACAAACAATGCATAAGTGGCGTCAGCGCCGATCTCGGCTACCCATTCCTGAATCTTTGCATAGATGGTACTTCGAAGATAACCTGTGCGGACTGGAACAAGGCGCATGGATTCTGTTTTGACGTCGGCAGCCCAGCTAGCCAAAAAGCTATGGACCTGACGTTGCATGCCCGAATCTAACCTTTGCATAGCTGCCCTGAATTCTTCCACGCCTTGGATGTCACAGGTTACTTCTAATGCCGTTTTGCTTCACGCTCCGCTTTCCGTTTCTCTTCCTCCGCCAACTCGTCCATCACGTTCAAGATGTGGCAGAACTCCTGCACTGTTCGGGCTGGCTGCTTGGCAAGTTGAGTTGGTGTCCATCCGAAAGTTTGGCATAGCCTAAACTCGACAAGAGCGCTGTGCGGCTTTCCTCGTCTAACTGCTCTAGTAAAAAACGCAAATCCTCCCTTGAAACCCCGTTTAACCTATTGACGATTTTAGAGAAAAGTTCTCCAAGCCCTATGGGTATGCCTTCTTCTTCGCCCAGCAGCTTTTCCAGCGTGATGGGGTGGGTTTGGGGTTGTCCATGCATGCTTGCCATGATAATCTCCGCCTGAATCGCTATGAAGTCGCTGCTCTCCACGTCGCCGAACAGCTTGTTGTATTTGGTATGCTTCTGGATTATGCGGTTACGTTTAGCCCATGTAATTTCGGCAAAGGTGTAGGTGCCCCTGTATTCCACGCCGAAGCGGTCATCAACTTCAATTCTTTCTACATTCAATTTCTTGTTCCTCCGTTTACTATGAAATGTTGAGCGGTCCTCTGGCCATGAAAGGCACCTTAGCGTAGATTAGATCCTCAGCTTTACCGCCTAAACTGAAATCGTCCCATTTCGTGTGCTCCACAGCGACTTTGTTTGCTCCGCCAAGCCCAAATTCAAGGCTGGGCTGCTCCGTGTCGGCTAAGATGGCGTCGGCTTCTTGTTTGCTCTCAAACTCAAATGTGAGTTCCCCAGTCAGGAGCCGTTTACCCCAAGTGAGATACTTCGCCAAATGCCCGTTTACGGAGCGGATGACCGGGACAGGTTTGCAGCTGTTATCAATCTGCAGCTTCCATGAGGTGACGCGTTCGCAGGTTGCGCCGCCGATTTTAACGTAGCTCTCGCTGCCCGAAACAGCGCCCGCATACTCAGTGTAGGATGCACCTGAAATTTTTGCAGTGGTGACTTCTACGTCTTGCGCTGGAAACTCGGCTTCGCACTCCAGAATGCCGTCTATGTCACATGTTAGGGATGCTTTGTTGAATCGGGCGCCCTTGTAGAGTAGGCTTATGATGTCGGTTGCTGTGGCGAAAATGTCTTTGTAATAGAGCACTTGAAGGGAAAGGCTGACGTTGAGTTCTTGCTTGACGTACTGGAGAAAGTTGATGGGTGCATCAGACGGTATGGGGTACTTGATTTTTAGAAGGGGCTGTCTTAATCCACGTTTTAATGCAACCAGATCGATTGCACCGGTGCCTGAGACTTTGATGTTGTTTGGGTTTATGTCTGGGTCTAAGCTGCTGCAGGAGTGCCCAAGCATGGCTGGGCTATCTGGAACTACGCCGAAAGAGCCTTCGGTAACGTAGTAGAATTTTTCTTGATCTGAGTGATAGGTGTCAACCATGTTTTTCACCTGTGACTATGAGGTTGCTATGGACTCGAAGAGCCAAGCCATAATGACGATTTCTTCAGTGTAGAGAAACGGCTTAACCTCGGTTACATCGACGTCTCGGTAACTATGAACATCGCAGAAGGTTATGCCGCGCACGTCAACTGTTACTTGCACAAAATCGCAGTATAGAACGGCAGGTGAGACCCCATCTGACAAGTTGGTTGTCCTTGCCATCAGGTATAGGAAGCCGTCATCGTTGACATGGTTCGTGAGGTTGGACGTTAGGGTGATAGTGAGGGTTTCGTCTGTGCCTGAAACGCCAGTTTGGGGATTGCTCCAAGCGCCTGCTAAGTTATCCCAGACTTTTATGGTAACTCCGTTTCCCTTGGAGATAGCCCAAAACCTTCAAACGCCAAAACTACACTCTTTAAACACTGCTTTCTGGCTTCGTTTCGGCTCTCTCCCGTTTTGGCGCCTATTTTGAAGCGGAAAAGCATAAACGCAAACTCGCCACTACCAGTTACGCTTTTAGAATGTCTCAGGTCGTCGCTTGCCCAAAGGTTCGCATACTCGGGATTAGTCAATTCTGCCCAGACGGGATTAGACGGCACGAGATCGGTTGTGGCTGCCGCATCATAGGCCTTATGAGTTGTGGACGTCGAGTCGATTGGGTAAAAGTTGTAGACTGTTCTGCCGGGTAGGTTGCGGTTTTCGGGAACAATCAACAGAAGCTGCTCAAGGACTTTGTCACGCATGACTCTGCCGACGTCTGAGCTTGATAGCTTGTCAAAGGTAGTTATGGTTGCTCGGAGGGAGTAAATGCGCCTTCTTAGTTTGCCGTCTAAGGTGTGTTTCTGCGCTTGGCAGGGCTCAGCGGTTTTGGAGACGGTGATTTGAGCGTCGTAGTCTTTGAGCAACTCCCGATCATAGTTCGCCTGAGAGCAAAGAATACGTGCTAAGCCGCCGTCATCCTTGACAACTCTTATTCGGGACTCGATTAGACGCAGAACTGTTATGACGGGGTTCTCTACTTCGATCAACTTGCGATTAGCCTCCTTGCGACGTTTTTGAAGTAAAATCGTTGATTGGCAAACGTGAAGGGTGTTACTGTTTGGATTTCGTAGTCTTCGCCCTGGCGCCTGATCTTGTCGTGGACTCGGACTGGAAGGAAAGTGTAGAAGACCAAGTAGTCATTTAGGTAGTAACCAGCTTCAAGCATCACCTGTTCAGCCTTTAGGGAAGAAACAATGGCTAGCAAATCCAAAGATTCGCCATAAGTCACGGTGGTAGCGGCTTCTCTGACAGGATAGAGCGTAACTGTTTCGCCCTTAGTGTGCAGAATCTTTGTGAACTGGGTTACGGGTTCCTCGTAGTGGAGGAAAAGCTCGGCTAGCCAGCAAACCGTGACTATTGCCTGTTTGTTTTCAACATAGCTGTAGTCTGTGTGTTTGGCGCCCCAAAACATGAATTCCGCAGCATGTTTGCCGATGATTTCTACGCTGAGTTTTAGGCTTGGTTTGTCGTGGTTGCTGCGGATTTTCCAAAGGATCCCGCTTGTGACGGCGTCGTAATAGCCGCAAGCTGAAAATCGGCTAACGACATCTATGTAGCCTGCCCAGCAGACTGTAGGGTCATAAGCTGGATACTTTGCGCTAGCTCTAATGTTGTTCAGGCTGTTGTAGACTTTTTGGCAGCTAATACTCCAGCCCTCAACCGTATATAGCCCCAGCAAGGCGTAGGCGAACGGGTCATCGTAAACCTCATTCTCGCTTAAGCCAACTCTGTGCCACTTGTCATCGGCAGGGTCAAAGTCTAACCAAAGGTTCTCAAAGCCATAACGGAGAAAACCTATTGCTTTGCTCATAATGCTCTGGTACACCGCAGCGTTTGTGATGTCGTGTTTTTCGGCTAGCATCTTTAAGCCAATAAGTCCATAGAGGCATTCTATATCTAGCAGTAGAAGCCATGCATCGCCAATTGTCACCGCTCTTGCGAAGCCGCCGTAGGCCTGCTGGTCCTGCATGGTTTTGAGAAATATTCCGCCGGCTAGCTTTGCAGCATCCAAGTACTGGGAATCGTTGGTGAGTTCATACGCTTTGAGCAGTGAGGGTATGACTCTGCAGGCGTCTACACTGTAATAGTAGATGCTTGTTTCGTTGCTTTGGAATCCGCCATAAGCCTTACGTGCGGGGTCAAGGCACTGCTGGGTTAGAACCCAATCCGCAAGTTCCACAACTTTGCTTTGGATTTCGGCTTTTCTGTCCCAAAACTGCACTGCAGAGTAGGCTTCACACAGGAAATCGACAGCGAAGCTAGCCGCCAATACCCCTTTGCCAAAGGCGGGGTCGAGAGTGGTGGGTGGAATAACGTAAACGTATGGTGCATATTCCATGACGAATTGGTAGTAGGCTTCAGGTACGGTGCCCATGGTTACACGCTCCCCACATAAGGCGTTTTTAGGCCTGCGAGAATCCGCTCAAACTCTGCCTGCAACACCGCTAAACTGGGCAACGAAGAGTTAGAACTGGATAGGTCGCCGACGCTGAAGTTTAAGCCGATTGCTGAACCACCAGTTAGGTAGCAAATCGCATAGATGGCGGCCAAGAGCGTTATGGCTTCTTTTTGGGCGTCGCTGCAGTTTTGGTAGTCGATTTCAGTTGAGAGTTCAAGCCCTAAAGTGACCTCTGCACGCTTAATCATCTTTAGAACCTTAACGTCAGAAATGTCGGAATCCTTCAAATTGAGGGCATCTCTGATATCTTCCGCTGATACACTACCCATTCAACCAATCTCCTGCAGCATCAAATTCACGGGGTCAGAAGGCATCAAATCAATCAAAACCCCGCCACCCGTGGTGACATAAACCCCAACGGCACGATTCATTGAAATCTGATAGTTCGTTTTCGTTGTCGGGGTCATTTCATCTCGATAATCCTGATAGCCTGGTTTCTTGATTACCAGTCGTATTGGTGCATAATCCTGCAAAATGTCGCCATGCTCCCAATCATAGAATCCCCTAGGTACATTTTGAGTGGATATTTTCCCGTTAGCATCAGTCAAGATAGGGCCAAGCAGCAAAACACCTTTTTTATCGTAGATACATACCTCAGCATCCTCAATTGGAGCGCCATCTGCTTGGTTACCTACAACTTGCAAATCGAACTCATAGATGATAAACACTTTTGCGCCTGTGAACCAAGCAGCAACAAACACATCGATGTCAGGGTTAATAAGCGTAAGATCGCCGATATGCGCTGTAAATGCCGCAATAGAGCCAAGCGAACGACAGTAGATATCTTTGATTACTGGGTTGCCTGAACCGTCGCCTTTGAATAACCCGGTAGAATTAACAACCGTTATTTTGTTTAAAGTATTGCCTGTTCCGAAGTTTGTGAATACAGCGTTATTCTGAGTCACGCACGCATACAGGTTGTACACGTCACAATTTACTAGGAAACGTGTTACAGCATTACTAAATATAGAATTCCAAATTCGCGTTATGTAGTAGCCTAAATAGAAATCTGTGTTTCCAGATTGATAAAATATTGATGAGTAAACATAGAATCTTCCGTTTTGTTCACAGTTTATCCAAACACGATTGGATGTTAACACGTACACTGCGCAACCATCTTTGGTTGCGTGATTAGCTTCATTCACCAATGTGCCAAACTGTATGGTTCCACCTGATAGGACATCGAATAATTTTGCACCATATGTGCATGCAGCGGCTGTGAATAAAAAGTGCTTTTTAGTTTCAAGGAAAGTAACGCCGTTATCTATTGCGATATTGGCTGAACAAATTATCTGTACACCTGATTGGTCGCTAACGAATTTATTCCATGCACCAGCTTGATCTGCAGCTATCAGCGCAGCAGCATTCGTAGTTCCTGCACCCGACGCGGTCGCCGTATTTGTAGGCGCATCATAACTCCAAGTGACAACCATACATTAACCAACCCTAAGTCCGCTCTATACCAGCAGGTGTACCATCTGTATTCCAAGTAAACGTCAAAGTAAAGAGTAAATCAGCGCCCTCGTAAGCCTTTAAGGTCTCCATGAACTTGGCAGTAGTCCATGTAAACTCTAACCTAGTTACTCTGCAACCAGGCGGTGGAACACCTAAACCGCTTAGTGCACTATGAATCGCACGTGATGCACTCTCACTGCTCCCGTACTGAACCATCTGATCATTTGTCGTCATACTTTCAAGCCTCCATTTTGGTTTCTTGCAGGGTTCCGCAAGTGAATCCTGTCAAGCGCAAAAAGGGTCAAGTTGGGGTTGGCTCTACGGTCCATGGGTTGTGTTGCCAGAAACGCTGCTCCTGCCCCGCTAGCCTTTGCTATTTCCAGAAAAGCCCCTCTTCATTGTTAGTTAGATTGGCCGAGTCAATCACCTCCGCTGTTTTGACTCTTAGAAGTGAAGGCGTGATTTTGCTGTCGTGCGATGTCATCCCAGAGTTCCCAGCCGAATTTGGCAGCGTTCTTGCGAAACTCTTCTGCTCTAACCAGCCCTAGTTCAGCAGCTTTGATGAGGTCGGCAATCACTAACTCAGGGGTTTCGGGAGTGCCGAAATTCAGTCGAACCTTAGCTTTGATTGAATCAAGCCCTGCTTGATCAACAATAACTGAGAAAATCTCTTTTTCGACTTGGCGCTTGATGTAGCGCTGTACTGGTTTTATTAGCATATCCTGCAAGTCTAAGGCTGCTTTCGCACTAGCTTCCGTGAAGCCTGGAGTGCTAAACAACCTCGGCAAGGGTGTTTCGCAACCTAGATAGAACTGGTTGACCATGTGGTCGATGTAATATTCGAACCGTGCCCGGGGGTCTATGGTGACTGGGTAGACGCCGACTGATTTGGCGCTGCTAAAGATCCACTGCCCCTCTTCTGGGCGGTTCTTTATCGCGCTCTCATACTTTTTGATGGAGTCTTCTTTTTGCCCTTCAAGCTGCACGACGACGTCTGGTCCAGCGTACTTGGTAAAGATGTTTGGCAAAATCTTCTCTATCTTGGCCTTCATCCAAGCATACGAGGGGCGTTTGTCAGTGTCAACGGTTAATGTATGTAGGAGCACTTGTAGGAGACCAACTCCAAAACCAGAGGGAACATCCCCACTTAGGCGCCAGTGAATGACCGCTTCAGGCTTGAGCTCGTTTTCAGTAGCGCCAGAATATGTGCTTCTAAGTTGGTAGCCCGTGACTTTGTAAGGAAGCTTCAGGTCTGCAACCGAGCTAAGCCCAATCCGCTGGACAGAATCAATCGGCATACGCAAAATATCGGCTAGCCGTTCAGGTGTAAGTTTTAGCCAGAAATCATTCCCGCAACCAATCAAAGGCTTAGCCATGTCGTTAAGAAACTGGTCAAGGTTGATGTCTTCACAGAACCTATCTACAACCGCTTTTGCCTCCGATGCCTTATCATATTTTACATCAGTAGTGGTGTAAAAGCCCATGCCAACCGTTGAAGCTGCAAGCAAATCTACACTGCTCTTGCAGGTTGGGTCTCGGTCGTAAAGCTTCATGACGTCCGCTAAGGGTATGCAGGATGTGTCGAAGAACACCCTCTGCTTAGGTGATACAACGCCTGAGACAGGTGCAAAGGTGAGGACTTCGCGGATCTTTCGGATGACAGTACTCATAGCAGGTTACACCTCGTGTTTTTGACGCAAAAAAGGGAAAGTGGTTAGATCATAGACGATCATTTAGATCAGGGTGGTTTTGATGTTGGTCATTTTAGCAACCGCTGTAGCACGTAGAATACCCGCTCCAAACCGTGTGGTGGCTCGAACGCCATATTTGCCGGTTTTTATGTCTTCCCAGTCTTCAACTGTTACATCTCGCCGTAGAAGCATTGCAGAAGCAACTCTGGTGTCGATTGCGTATGCTGTTCCATTGGGAATCAATGTGCTCGCTTGCACTTGCATACCCAATACTGAGCCAATGCTGCCTTGCTCGATATCTGTTTCGCTACTTGGCAAATATTGGGCGTGCACAAACTTGTCGTCGTTTAACAGTTGATGGAGTTGTGTCTCGTTAACCGCGAGTACAGTCGGGCGCCAATTTTCTCTCCTAATGGCATCGTGCAGTTTTAGCAGTCCTGACCAATTAAGCACAGAGTTGCCTCCAGCGATAGGTCCGCCGCCAGCCAAATCTGCATCCTGAATTGCATTGTAGAGTGCGATGATGTCTTCTGTTTCTTTTATGCCTAAGGCTCTGCCTGTCTTTTGAACCATGTTATCCATGACGTTCCAAGTTGCATCTTCCAAAAACTCTCGACTCCATTCTTCAGATGCTTCAGAGAGAACGTTTGTGTATATGTCTACCAGAGTGTTCTTTTTACCGCTAAGTCTTGTTATGGTGCCCTCGGAGTATCGGTAAGCAACTGCATCAGAATCGAGCGGAAATCTCTCCATTGTCTCAGAAGTTGGCATTACTGTTATGAGGTTTCTTCCAATCAACTCTGGGTATGCAGCCTGGACTAGGGTGTCATGCATTCTTCCTATGGCGCCAACTGCATCGCTGAAAAGGGCTTCTTTAATACCCATCGTTACATACCGCTTTAGGAAGGGGTGATCAGTTTTTAGCTTTAGCTTGTCGTAAAGGTCATGCTGTTCGCTTGGCTTAGTCATCAAGGCTTCAAAAAGTCTGGGTTTCAAAGTTATCACTTCTGGACGTCTATGAATAGCATGTCGCCGTCTGTTGTGGTTGTCTGTAGCGCTGTTCCAAGTTTTCGATTGTAGTAAACAGTGTAGGTTGCTGCTCCGCCCTCGTTAACTGCCTGATCGACTAGCTGAGCGATTTTGTTGTTTCCAGCAGAACACACAGCTTTGCCCCGTGTAATGGCGCCACTAGCAATGACTTTAACTCTGCCTCGTTTGAGCACTGGACACATTTTACCTGTAAGAACTGTTTCGGTAGCTACACCGATGGCGTCGTCTCCGCCTGGACTCCCTGAAACCTTGTCATCAGCGCTTAAATAGACCGGTGAGCCTTTGATGATGTCTGCGGCAGCTTCAAAGGATTCTATCAATACATCTGGGTCGTCGGTTTCTCCAGCAGCCATCCATGTTTTGCCTGTTTTATCTGTCATTTAAAATCAAATCGATCGTTTGGTTTGAATTTCCCAAAGTTCGTCCTTTGGTACTTTTCCCCACAAAAGTGAGCGAAAACACAGCTAGCTGCCTCCTGCTTTTTGCTCTATCTGTTTGACTACTCGGCGAAGTTCTTGACACATACGCTGAGGCCCTAAACTCCAGCTCCGTTGAACCATAGGCGAAGGCAGGACTGATTCAATCAGTTTGGCAGCTTCTGAGATCGATATCATTTTAGGTGGATTCTTGAGCAAGCCACCACCTGGAAGCTGCTTACGTAAATTCTCAAGTGCCATTTGTGTTTCGACTAGCTGTCTCTGCAGATTTTCGCTTTTTTCCTGCAGACTGCAAACTGAGCTTTCTATTTTTAGTTCACCAGCAGCCGAACATAGCCTTTTGAGTGCTTGGGCTTTTAGTTCTGGAGAGATTTTGGTTTGATCCAGCCTCTGTAAGGCAGCAATGACGTGCGCTTGGTCGAGGTTGCCCTGTGCATTCTTGTACTCTAAGTGCCGTAGACTCCGTGGGGTAGTTTTGCCTTGATTATCTTTGGTGCCTCCGGCTTCAATAGCGGCAAAACAATCATCAGGCAGGTTGTTGACATATTCGGTATCCCATTCTGCCTCTTGCACGCCAGCCTTGTGCAATGCCTCAGCAACTTTAGTATTCAAAAGCTTCTCTAAAACTTGCACATTAGTCTCGGGGATGCCGGGCACTGCTACAAGGCTTAACTCGGCGTTATGCAGGCCATGCGGAACCTTACAGTCTACTAGGTCAATGGCTTCATAGTCGGCTCCGACACTTACATGCTGGATTAAGCCTTTGTGAATCTTTTCAGCAACCTCGCCATCGTAGATTTCCGCTTCATACCAGAGGTTGTGTCCATCCCACTCAGTTTTTGTTACCTTGCCGATTGCGTTGGGAACTGCAACATGCTCTATGTAGACGGGTGCATTAGCTAACTTGTTTGAAAACGTCTGCAATTCTTCGGCGGTATAGATGTTTAGGTTCCGACTCATGCCTGAACACAGAGCGATACCCTTAATACGCAAAGGCTTATCAGCCATTTTTTCTAGAATTCTAAAAGGCAGAACTGTTAAGAAATGCTCTATTCCCCGACTGTTTGGGTTTGCTTGGTTGAGGGTTTCTTTCTCTGGCATGTTAATCGAGTAGAGGATATGCCTCCGAGTGCGGAAATAGGTTATTAGCCCAATAGTGGTAATAACATTTATATGCAAAAAGGAAGCGGCGGCATGGTTTTAACGGAGAGGGAACGGCGGATTCTTGAGTTAGCAAATCAGGGTTTGAGCGACTACAAAATAGCCCGCAAACTTAACATTAATCCACCTACGGTGAGTCGTCTACATAAGAATGCACAAAGAAAACTTGCTTATGCCATAGCAGATATTGAATGGGCAACCAAAACAGGTTTAGATTTCTCTGAATTCGACGCAGAAAACGGTGGGTAA